AAAGCAGAACCAAGAACTTTATCGTCATAACTTAATTTTGCAGGTTGTTTTGCAATAGCTGCATTAAGTTTGTCTAGGGTTTCTTGACGGGTCAAGCCAGCCTTTACGCCTAACTCTAAAATTGATTGCATCAATCCTTGAGCAAGATCATTGGCTTTATTAACCTTTCCTTTTTCAAAGTCAGTTAAATACTTGTTTTGCAACTCACTTGCATTTGTTGTATTTTGAAAAGAATCAAATAACCCCATGATATTTATCCTTATTTGATCTGATTGGTTGAACGCAAATACTTCTCAATTTGTGCTCTATTTTTCTTTGGATTTGCTTTCTGGAAAAGTTGTATTTTTTCTTCATCAGAATAAGTCTTACCTTGGCTTTGAACAGGCGCATTAGATAGTTTTGGCACAGGAGGTCTTGAAACAGCAGGCGCTTTAGGTGGTTGCGCTTTTGATGTAAGAGTTTCTTTCTCAACTTCCAATTCTTTTGCAAGGCTTGCTTCAGCTTTTTGTAAATCACGAATAGCTGATGCCATTCGATCAGAACTTAAAAATGTAGATGGTGATGCAATTTGATCTTTTGCTCGTTGAGCATCGTCTTTTGCTTGAACACCTTTTGCACTATTCAAAACAGCATTTACCCTAGATGTCAAAGCTCTTTGTATTTCATCTTTGTCAACTTGATTTCCAACAGATTTAGCACCAAAAATAGGAGGAATAACTGCTCCTCCAAAATCCCAAAGATTAGTCCCTAAATCATATTTAACTTTACCACTTTCAATACTTTTTAGAAATCTATCTAATTCTGGTTTTCTATTTTGTATTTGTTCTAACTGCTTATCTATATCAGCAACATTCTGAATAACTGGTGTAGGCAAAGTTCCTGTAGTAACCTGCTCAACTTTAGGGCCTCCTGTGGGTGGAGCTATTGGAACTCCAGCATTATCTGTAGTTGTTGTTTCTGGACTAATAAACTGTTTAAATGTCAAAGGAAATGCCTTTGATGGGTCAGTAGCAGGATTTGTTACCATTTGTCCTGATGCTTGGTCAAAGAATGACCTTGGTTTAGAAAGCATCTGTGCAGACATATTTGCATTAGACAATTCTTCTCCAGAAACTTCTTGTTTGTTTCTAAGTTTTGTTTCAACATTGCTAAGAGTTGCAATAAATCTTTCATCTCCAGTTAATTTTGGAGGAAGATTTGCTTTTACCTCTTGAGCTTCTCGTAATGAAACCAATGCATCTGTTTCTCTGACTTTGCGTTTTTCTTCACGCAATGCTTTAGCCCTATCAGCGTAACTAATAGCCAAAGGCATATTACCAATATTGGCTAATTGTCTAGCAGTAGCTTCTAATGAATCAGGATCAGCAAGATTGGCAGAACGAGCAATTTGTTGAGTAGCAGCAATCAACTGTAACTGTGGGTCTTGACCACCCAAAGCACCTCCAATAGCGCCACCTAGCTGTTGACCAGCACGATAGAACCCATAACTAGCTTTTGCTCTTGGGTCTAATTTAGAGTAAGACAGCGCACGTTCTCTTGCCGCCGTATCTTGGTTTAATTGATACTGTTCAGGAGAGGTAAATAAACCGAGAATGTCTGAAGCTGCCATGATTATTCCTTAGATTTGTTGTCCATCATATGAAAAATTAGATGGCTGTTGATAGTATTTACCTTGCGCCGCTAAAAGATCATTTTGCGCTAGTGTCATTCCACTAGGTTGACCACCACCAAACAATCTTTCAAATCCAGTTCCTAATTTTTTTGTATCTAGACCTCCAGCAATAACATCACTCAAAGGGCTTTGTCCTGAGCCCAGTTGTCGACTTAATGCCGCATTTGCACCACCCCTAAATAAGAATTCACCAACATTAGCACCAGCAGTAGAAGCCTTGCCGCCTAACTCTGAGCCTAATCTCAATGATTCTTGACCAAGCCCCTCGATTGCTTGACCAGAACCCAAATAACTTGTAAATGGACTCAATGCGCCAACTTGACCAGTTTGATACTGATTCAACATATTTGCACCAGTACCAAACAAGCCAGCACCAAACGCAACATTGCGTTGTCCAGCTTCCTGTGCTTGTGATGCCAATTGAGCATCCTGTTGAGCCAAAGCGTTGTAGTACGCTTCTAGTTCAGGTGTAGTAGCACCCAATCCTGCCGCACCACTTGGGCGCATACCTGTAGCACCTACAGACAATCCACTACGACCTTGTTGGAACAATTGATTCTGCAATTGAGCCATCTGACGCTCACGACTAGGGGCAAGCAAATCTTGTTGCTGTTGCATATATTTAGCCGCAACATCTTGAGGATTCTGTGCAAGATACTGCTGACCTAAACCAAACAATCCACCAGCCGCCTGAGACAAAGGTTGATACTGTTGTTGCGCTCCTTCAGCTTGCGTTAAAGCACGACCTGTAAGAGCCGACAAACGATCTTGATATGCTTTTAACTCAGGGCTAAGTTCATAGCCAGCGCCAGTTAAGTAGCCTTCAGTTGATGCCCGTATTTGATAATCTCTTTGTGCAGCCGCAAATTCTTCAGGTGTTGCATAATCACTTGCAACAGGTGGGTTAACACCTTTGATGCCATACTGAAAATTAGATTTACCAAATCGTGTGGTGATTCCAACAGGGCGAAACTTAGCCGCTTCAGCCGCTAACCTAGCCGACTCAAGTTGAGCATTAGCAGATGCGTTTGCCGCTGCTTCTGTAGCAGATGCTTGTTCACTTGCCCCTATAAGACTTAATCCACCACCAATAATTGCTGCTGCAATAGGCATATCAATCCCCTTTAATCAAAATCTCATCTACCTTAGACGGGTCTTTTTCGTCTGTGGCATGAATACAAAACCAAACACAATCAGTAATTGCTTTAACGCCGTGAATCAATCCAGCTTTAATTTCTAAACAAGCAGGGGCAGTCACAATATCAATCTCGTCACCACGCAAAACAGCAACCTTACCTTCAGCCAAGATAGACAAATGACTGAAGTTATGGGTGTGTTTTAAGATGGCTGTACCAGCAGGAAACCTAGCTTCCTTTGCATACAGTCCATCAGAAAAGTGGTGTGTAATCATGTTTAGCCTACTTTGGCTTCTAATGCTTCAATGCGAGTTATCGCCTCTTGTAAGGCGGCAGTCAGCAAAGGCACTAAATTAGAAGAATCAACACCTTGGTATTCTGGCTTGCCATTTGCGTCAACAGCATCTTTTTCGCCGTTTACAGCTTGGGGGACAACTGCTTGTAATTCATGGGCAATAAATCCGTGAACTGTTCCTGCTTCTGGATAGTTTATCCAAGTATAGGTTTTTGGTGCAATTTGTTTGAGTTTAGTAATTGCATTAGATAACGGGGCTACATTTGATTTAAGGCGGTAATCAGAAGAAGTATTGTAGTTAGTGCCTGCGCCGCTAATTGCTATAGTTCCAGTAGTCGTTACGGATGATGGGAACGTACCCGCATAGAACACCACTAGAGTTCCGTTACTAAAATCAGAAGCCACTGTCAAAGGCACTGTGTTGTAAGTTGAAAGATTTTGTGCGGCAATGGCAGTACCCGTACTAATAGTTGCTCTTGCAAATATTGGAAGATTAGTGGCTGCTGTTATGCCAAAACCATTTGTACCAGTAAAACTATTTGCGGCACTAAGTGTAGGAATTCCAGCCGCTAGTAAAGTAGATGAGCCTGTACCGCCATTAGCAATGGGTAGAGTCCCACTTACTGTTGATACGGGTAAAGTGCTTGAAGAATCATACTTTGTTGCAACCGCAGTCGCAATATTGTTGAACTCTGTATCAATCTCTGTGCCTTTAACAACTTTGTTAGCGTCACCCGTTGTAAGTGCGTCTTTAGCTGCAAAGTTAACTGTTTTCGTGTAATTTGACATGGTTGCTCCTTATGCAAGTTTGCCTGTTTTGGTTTGAATCTCAATCTTTTGGAATGAAATTGGCGCCCCGTTAATGTTAATCTCAAATCCCGTCTGAACGACTTTACCTGACCCGCTGCCGTATGCAGTTAATTCTTCTAAAATTACACCTGTTGCATATTGTGCAATGTTGTATTCGCCAATGCCATACTCAGACACAGATTGCGTTGGTATAGAAATTGTCTGCGATTGGTAACTTGATGAAAAATCGTAACCCCAAAATACTGATACCGCTTGGTTACTGCCACCTACAACAAGTACCTTAATTTTCTTGATTATTGAGGTTTGCCCATCATTGCCTAAGTCAGCATTGTTTGTGTAGTATTGCATACGATACGCTGAACCATTGTCTTGGTAACCAGTGTATTTTGATACAAAACCAGATTTACCAATGAGCAAATCACCATTGCGGCGAGAGCAAAAACTTTGTGGAGCAATGCTGTCCCATGTCGTTACACGATAAGACCCATCTTCCAAAGTTGTCTTAGTGTCAAAGCAGAAAACTTTTTTTGCGGTTGGACAGGTCAACAGGTAAAAGCCATTCTGCTCAGAATAGACTGACCTCAACTCCGTAGCTGATTCACTTGCAACTGTGGCTAAAAAATCGTTTCTAATATTTTTTGACAAGTCGTTTAGAGGAGCAGATTTTTCTTGTACTGTTCTCAAAACTGAACGCAAGCCACTACCGCTTAGAAAAACAACATCCTTACCTGTATTTTGAATTGTGTCTCGTGCTATGCAACCAACACTTGAGATCGTGTCGTAAAGTGTCATGGTTGATGGAGTTGTGGCATTTGCATAAACTAAGATTTGTCGTCTACCAAAGATAAACAAAAATCCGTTATGCGCTGCCAGACCCATGATTTCATCTGCGCCGTTAGACCAGACACGAGAAACATCTAATGTGCCTGCTGTACCAGTAGACCAAACATGGCCTGACAACAAATCGCTAAAAGATACTGTTGTATTGTTAGTAGTTGTGTTAGCCGCCCAAATACGTCCATAGGCAGAAATAGCCACGTTTGCGGCTGGTACAGTACCAACGTAACCTGACTTTTCAGTTACTCTGCGATAAGTGGAGGTTGACACCGCAGGGTCG